ATTTCACGGCGCTTACTCTGGACTCTGCGCACAAGCTGGCCGCTGACATCTGCCGCCGGCTTGCGCTGAACATCCTCGAAGACATCGGGACTCACCATATGGTAGTGGGCTGGAAAAACTGCCCGAAGCTCTGGACGGATAATCCGGCGCTTTTCGCTGATTTCAAACAGGGCGTGCTCGGCGCATTCAAGCGCGAGGAGGGGATTGCATGACAAAGCGCCTTTTCCGCCAGATTGCCGACGTCGCCCAGGACATCGGAGCCTATGTACTCACCGTGGCGGGAATTCTCTCGGCCAACTATCTGCCGCTCCTGGAGAGCGGGCAGCCCATCGTGCTCAATCTCGGCCTCGGCCGCGTGATCGTCGCGGGAATCGTCGCCCTCCTGCTTGTCGCATGGCAGGAGCAGAAGGACGCCGGCAAGGAAGGCGCGACGGACGGGAAGCGGAAAAACTGGAAGCTCCGCATGGTCAACGCGCTCGCGCACGGGCTGGCGTGGCCGACGATTCTGAAACTCATCTCGGGGATGGGAGGCGCATCATGATCCGCGCATTTTTCAAGGCTCTTTTCGCTCCGCCCCGCGCGTGGGCGCTTCACCTCGTGGAGCGTGTTCTCAATTGCATCGCGGTGCGCCTGTTGAAATGGAGCGAGGCGATATCCGAGGCGGCTGACACGGTGGGAGGGACGGCATGACAAGGCTGGTCTATTACCTGGAGCCCTCCGCGCTCAAAGCGTACCTCGCATCAAAGGACGACCTTTCCGCCGCCAAGAATGGCATGACGGCCGAGGGGATCAAGCTCGCCATCTCGGAAATCTACAAGGCGGCTCACGTGCACCGCGCACCTGCGCAGACGAACATCGTCATAGGGATGCCTGACTCTCCTGCCCCTGCGGCGGATGGCCCCCTGTATTCCGTGGATGCGGATGGGGTCGCGCATATCGCGGTCGAGGGCCTGCTCGTCTCGCAGGCGAATCCCTGCGCCGCTTTCTTTGCGGAGGCCGAGACGGAGTATGGCTTCATCCGGGCGGCAGCCTTGGCGGCAGACGCGGATCCGCTCGTGCGCGAGATTGCTTTCAACATCAATTCCCCTGGAGGGTATGCGGATGGACTCGATGAGACTGCCATCACTATTGCAGGGCTTGCGAAGCCGACCCGATCTGATGTCCATGACCTTGCCGCAAGCGCGGCCTACTGGCTCGCCAGCCAGACGGACAAGATTGTCTCCGCCTCCCCTGCCGCGCTCTTCGGGAGCATCGGGGTGGCAATGGAAATCATTGACCACACCGGAGCCGACGCCCAGCGCGGAATCAAGCGCAAGAGCCTGACCTCGACGGACGCTCCGCTCAAGCGGCCCGATCTCACCACTGACGAAGGGCAGGCCGTGCTCATCAAAGAACTGGACGATCTCCACGCTGTTTTCGCCTCCCGCGTCGCAGAGGGCAGGGGCGTGAGCGTGGCAAGGGTCAACAAGGATTTCGGGAAAGGCGGCGTTCTCATCGCAGCCGATGCGCTGAAGGTCGGCATGATCGACGATATCGCCGGTCTATCCATTGCACGGAACAGACAACCCGCCGGCGTTGCCGGTGATAAAACCGCCGCGAAAGCGGACGGGACTCTCAAAACGGGAGGGGCCAACAGTATGACCCTCGAAGAACTGAAAAGGGACCATCCCGACCTTTACGCGGCGGTGTTCAGCGCCGGCGAGGCGTCGGGCAAGGTCAAGGGCGTCACCGAAGGCGTGACGCAGGAGCGCGCGCGTGTGACGGCGCTGGAAAAGTGGATCGCAGCGGACGCTGGCAACGAGAAGGTTGCCCAGATCGTCGCCGAGGCGAAAACCACGGGCAAGGCGGAGGCTGACGTCCTGGCGCAGCTCCAAGTGGCGGTGCGTGACGGGAAGACGGAAACGCTCGACCCGGACAACGCCGAGCACGTGCGCACGCAGGCCGGCAACGGCACGGTGAACCCCGAGGCTGTGCGCATCGGCGCAAAGATGGGCGTCACCGCGGCGGACATCGCCAAGCACGGCGGCGAGCCGAGGAAGGAGTAGTCCATGGCACTCTCAGCAGATCGTGCGGTAGAGGTCTCTGGCCTCTCCGAAAAGATCCGGGTTGTGCTCACTGCGAGCATTACCTACTACAAGGGCTCGATCCTCTGCTTCACCGCAGCGGGTGGGCTGGCGATCAAGGCGGCCGATACGGCGGCCTATGGGAAGCTCGCGGGCGTCCTGACGAAGGGCGTAGTTGCACCGGCCTCACCGGCCGTTTCCGCTGAAATCGAGGTCGGCAAGGTCTGGATCCCCGATGCGGGCGCAGCGCAAGCGGACGTAGGCGACTACTGCTATGCGACGGCGGACGACACCATCGCAATGTCGGCGACGAACGCCGACCCGTGCGGTGTCGTTGTCGAGGTGCGCGTGGGCGTGGCGCGCCTTGTGGACTTCCGCAAGGGTGTCAACAAGCTGGCGCTGGCGTAGGCGCAGGAGGAAAACGAAATGGTAACTGGCACCACGATCGTTGCGGCGGAACAGGTCTTCCGCACGATCTTCAACCAGGCGCTTCAGGCGTTCGCAGGAATGAACGCATGGACGCGCCTCGCCTCGCTGGCGACGGAAGTCCCCAGCACCGGGCCGCAGGAAGTCTACCGCTGGCTCTCCGACCTCCCCGTCTTCGAGGAATGGCTCGGCGATCTCAACGTGGACGACCTCGCGGAGGCAGCCTACACGCTGGGCAACAAGCACTTCGGCAAAGGCGTAGGAGTGGATGAGGACGAATTGGCCGACGACAAACTGGCGCTGATCGTGACGCGCATCCAAATGCTCGCGGTACGCTACCTCCAGCATGTCGGGCAGCAGATCGAGAACCTCCTCCTCAACGGGGCGACGGCCCTCGCATTCGACGGGATCGCGTTCTTCTCGGACGTGTCCGGCGTGCGGCTCATTGACAACCTCGGGGCAGGCACCATCTCGGCGGGCACCCCGACGGCTGCACAGATCGAGGCTGACATCGATACGATGCGGCAGACGGTCATGCAATACAAGGATAGCAAGGGCATCGCCATCGGGCTCGTGCCGATGGTGTTCGCGGGCCACCCGAAGATGGAGCGGCTTTTCCGGACAGTGATGACCTCGACAGGCGATCCTGCGGGCGCCCACTCGGGCGTGAGCAATCCGGTGCGCGATATGATCCGGGATTACATCCCGCTTCCCAACGCATCGGACCTCAATGACGTTTACGGCTTTGTCGTAGACATGCCGGTGAAGCCGTTCATCTACCAGAACCGGCAGGCGCTCAATCAGGAGCTGGTGCGCCAGCCTCTCAACAGGAAGCTTGTTTTCAAAGCGGACTACCGGGCAGGGTACGGCTACAGCCTTCCGCATCTCGCGATCAAGCTCGTGAGCGGCACTGCATAAGCCTGGACTGGAACAGTAAACACGGGGGCCGCTCTCGGGCGGCCTCCGATTGAAGGGCTACGGCCCGGAAAGGGAACTCGAAATGAGCAAGAAGGTCAAATATCCGAACGGTTTCATCGGGGTCGCTTCCGACAAGGTGGCTGGCATCCTTGAAAAGAGAGGCTCGGCAAAAATCGTCGGTGATGCGAAGGCAGCGACTACGGCGCCGAAGGCGGATGAAGAGAAGATCGCCAATCTCAAGGAGCGGCTCGCTCACGAGAAGGCGCAGGAACATCCGAACGGGAACGCCATCCGTGGCCTCGAAATGGCCATCGAGAAAGCGGAGAAGTAGCCCATGGCCAGCTACATCGTGGCCTCCGGGCGGCTACTCTCGCACGGCTCACAGCCTCCCATCCGCGAGGGGGCGGCCGTACCGGCTGACCTCCTGGCGGAGTGGGGGGCGGAAGGGCTTGCGGCCAACCTCGCTATCGGCGCCGTGGTCGAGGTGCCGGGTGAGCCCGCCGCACAACCCAGGAGAGCCCGGGGATGAGTCTCCGCTCTCAGGGCGTCTCCGACGTGCTGGCCATCATCGATCTCGACGGTGACGCGGTGACGCTCACCTCGCCGGTGATCCCCGGCACGCCCGAGCTGCCGGGCCCTCCTGTCGTCCCCGCCGTCCCTGCCATCCCCGGCACGGTGTACATCCTCAAGGGGCTGTACAACCGCGTCGGGGTGGACACGGACGCCGAGGGCGTGACGGTGGCCACGGACAAGAGCACGCTCTCGATCTCCCTGGCGGCCATTGTCTCCGCTGGCCTCGCTGACGTGGAGGACCTGAAAAAGCCGGGCTGGAAGGTCGAGGTGGCAGATGCGCTGGGCGTATCCTTCGTCGGAAGGATCGACACGCCGATGCTGGATCGCACGCTCGGCATCGGCACGTTCACCCTCAAGAAGGGGGCGCCCTGATGCCTATCATAGCCCGGGGCGGTGACGACCTTCTCCTCGATGCCATGGTCTTGAAGCTGGATACCTTCCGCCTGCGGGAGGTCGCACTCAGCGCGGCGGTTGACTTCGAGATCACGCGGGACCGCTCGCAGCCGTGGAAAAAGCTGGACAAGCCGCTCGTCAACCTGGAGATCGACACGGACGAGCCGAAGGCCGGTGACTACGACGCCGGGGTCAAGGCCTATTGCTTTGCACCGGCCACCACTGACGACGCGGTGGGCGCGGCGCGCCTGTACTACCTCAAGGAGCAGGTGCGCGTCGCTCTCCTCGCCCTCGTGTCACCGGACCTCGGGCTAACCATCGGGACGGTGAAAATTGCAAAGCCGCGGTGGATGCGGATCCAGATTCAGGACCGCGAGATGGAGCAGAACATACTCGCGGGCATCTGGACTTTTCAGGTCACCTACGCATGGGAGGTCGAGGACATCGCAGCCCTCGATCTCACTGACATACAGGTTTCAGTCGGGCCGATACTCGCGCCGTTGTGGGCCGCGGCCTATCACTACGGAGGGGCATAATGGACTTTTCACTCGTTCCCGCAAACGCCGCGGCATCGCAGATTTTTATCGAGCAGCAGAACGTCAGGCGCACGCTGGCCTCGATGGTAATCCCGGAGAAGCTGCTCATCCTGGGGCAGTACAACGTGGGGAAGACCCCGGTGGTAGATACCCCGCTCCTCTGTCTCTCGGAGGCCGATGCATGGAGTCGCTACGGGCGTGGATCGATGCTGGCGGCCATGTACAAGCGGGCAAGGGACAACTCGCCGAGCGCCGAAATCTACATGCTCCCGCTGGCGGACGCGGGCGCAGGCACGGCGGGTATCGGTACGATCCTGGTGGCCTCCGCGGTCACCATCGCGGGCACGAAGGCGCTCTTCATCGGCGGGCGCAAGGTCACGGTATCGTGCCCGGTGGGCACCTCTGACGCGACAGCCGCCCTCATCAACGCGGCGATCAACGCGGCCCTGGACCTGCCCGTCACGTCAACTGTGATTGCATCGACGCTCACGGTCACCGCGCGGCACAAAGGCACGTACTCCAACGGAATCAAGTTCGAGCTTGACCTCGACGCCGGGGACGACCTCCTGGAGCCGACGGGTGGTGCGCTCACCCTGACGCAGATCAGCGCGGGGACGCCCGGCGCAACGGATCCTCCGAACATCGCGGCGGCCCTCGCGGCCCTCGGGGATACCTGGTACACCGTGATTGCCTTCCCCTGGAGCGACGGGACGAACGTCACGCTGATGGAGACGGCGGGCACCGCGCGAGTGGCGCCGCAGATCAAGAGGCCCTTCGCCGGCATCGTGGGCAGCAGGGACACCCTGTCGGACTACACGACATGGCTCGCCTCGCGAAACAGCCCCTGGACGACCTCGATCCCCGTGGAGTCGGCAAGCTCGCCGGTCTACGAGATCGCGGCTGCCGCGGCAGGCGCCATCATCGGCTCGGCCATGGCGGACCCCGCTCGGCCCTCGAAGACGCTCGCGCTGGTCGGAATCCGTGGCGGCGTGCTCCCCAACTGGACGGGCGCACAGAAGGACACCATCGTCCTCCTCGGCGGGTCGTGGACGAAGCGCGGCGTTGACGGAGTGGTGGCCCTCGGGGACTGCATCACGACATATGTCACAAGCGCGGGAGGAGCGGACGATGCGGTGACCTCCTGGCGGTACCTCACGACGATCCTCAAGCTGCAGGCGAAGGTCTACAGCCTGGACCAGCTCTTCGCGGGCTTCCCCTTTGACCGGGCGATCATCATCTCGGACGCCCAGGTCACCAGCAAGCAGTACGCCATCAGCCCGAAAACGGCTAAGGCGTTTGTCATCAAGTTGATCGACGATCTGTGGATCCCGAACGCATGGAGCAAGGACAGGGACACCATCGTGGCGGGGATCATCGCGGAGATCAACTCAGGCAATCCGCAGCGGATGGACGTCAAGGTGCCCGACGTGATGAGCGCCGAGCTCGCCATCGTGGCAGTGAAATACGAGTGGGGCTTCAGCTCCGCGGCATGACCCGCGCGACGCGGGGTGGGAGGGTAGACAGTTGAAAATCAGAGGCGGAGACGTTCGACAGTTCAAGCTCGGGGGCAGGGAGTTTCAAATTGCCCCCGAGGCCGAGATGGACCTCACGCTTAACGGCTATCAGTCGGAGTTCAAACCCTCCGGCAATGGGGCCATGACGGGCGTGGGGAAGCGCGTGCTCGCAGGGATCGACGGGGTGAAGGTGATCATCAAAAACGAAAACCAAGACCTTGAGGATCTCTCGGACATCCGGGACGGCATGGACGTGACGGCGATGACCCTCACGCTCATCGACGGCGTGACCTACGCGGGCTCAATGGGGATCGAGGGGGAGTTGAAGATGGGCACCGGCGACGGTACGGCCATCTTCGCGCTCCGTGGCGAGAAGCTGGAGCAGATTTAGGCCGAGGAGGGCCGAAGCAATGGTGCGTTGTAAGTTCGTATGCACAGAACATCGGGAGTTCAAGTACGGGCAGGAAACCTTGCACGGTTACAAGTTCTCTCCCGTCACGCAGGGCAGCGAGGAAAACAAGGCGTTTTTCAAATGGACCCCCTCGGGCTCGCTTGAGTTCGGAACCGTCCAGGCCCAGGCGTTCGAGATCGGCAAGGAGTACTACCTCGATCTCTCTCCCGCGGAGCAGATCTGATGCCGGAGCCCGAACCGAAGAAAGAGCCGAAGGTCGCGCGCGACGCGGCGGAGCTGGAACTTGACATCTGGTGTGAGACGCTGGAGCACGATCCCGACAAAGAGGACCGAGCAACGCTCCTCTCGGCCCTGATGGCGGGACGCATCACCTTCGACGCCGCGACGGAGACGTTCACCTATGCGCTGCGCACACCGATCGAGCTGGAAACCGGGGCGAGACTTCCGCATGTGAAGATCGCGGATATCACCGCGCGCCAGTTTGCCGATGCCTTCAAGAGCATCAAGGTCAACGCCACGGACAAGACGGCGAGCGTCTCCATGGACGCGATCCTCCTCCAGCTCTCCGCGGCAAGCGGGATTGCCCTGGGCGTCGTGGAGCGTGTCAAGAATCGGGATTTCAGCGTGTTGCAGGCGCTGATAGGTTTTTTCGGATAATCGCCCCGGATGAGTTTCGTGATGCCTTCTGGGCGGTCGCGGGGCGCTACTCGTTTACCGAGGGGGAAATGTGGGCGATGAAGATGCGCAAGCTGCTTTTCTGGTACCTCGGGCATGCGCACATGGTAGGGGAGGAGCGCAAGACGCTCGCTGAGACACTGGCCGCGACGCTGGGAGTGAAACCGTAGTGGGCGTTAAGCTCGCCGTGCAGACCCTCTTCTCCGCAATTGACCACCTCACCGGCCCTATGGCCGGCATGAGGAAAGGCGTCTCGGGGTTTGCGCAGCACGCGAGCAGGGCCAGCCGTGGAGTCGGGGCGGGCTTCCGTGGCATGGGCGGGATCATTCGAACGGCCGCGGCAGCCCTGGCGACAGGCGCGGTGGCAAAGGCGGTCTCTGACTTCGGAACCCGGGCGGACGATATCTCCGACATTTCCAAGCGCGTCGGCTTCTCCGCGCAGGCGTGGCAGGAATACGTGTACGCGGCAAAGGCCGCAGACATGACCTCCGAGGATTTGACCGGCGTCGTCCAGAAGATGAATAACAATCTTGGCCAGCTCAAGCAGGGCACTGGGTCGCTGTTCACGAACCTGAAAAAGACGAATCCTCAGCTTGCTCTCCAGCTCAAGCACACCTCGGACAGCGGGGTCGCGTTCCAGATTCTCATGGACGCCATCAAGGGTGAGACGGACGTGACGAAGCGCGCGGCTCTCTCCCAGGCGGCGTTCGGCAAGAGCGGGCAGGCGATCATCGACATGGCGGGCGACCTGAATGAGAAGCGAGCGGAGGCGCGCGCCTCGGGCAGCATAATCAGTCAAGCCGATATCGACGCCGGCCAGAATCTTCACAACACCCTCATCCGCCTCAAGGCGTCGGGCATGGGCATCCTCAATACCGTGCTCGGCCGGGTGGCGCACTCCATCGGGCCGATCCTGGAGAAGTTCAATCAGTGGATTCAGGTCAATCGGGAATTCATCGGGCAGAAGCTCGACATCATTTTCCGCGTGATCGGAAACGTATTCCAGCAGCTCGGACCGTCCATCGTGCGCGTGATCGAAAAGCTGTTGCCGGCAATCGAGAAGGTAATCGACAAGGCGCTGCCGATTCTGGTGGACCTCCTGGAGATGCTCCTCCCGATCCTTGACCCGCTGCTTGAACTGCTCGACCCGATCCTCGATATCTTTGTAGCCCTCGCCCCGGCCATCAAAGCCGTGGCGGAGCTGGTGAAAACGATCCTCGTGCCGGTGTTGGAAATCCTGAAACCGATCCTCCAGCTCCTCGCCGAGCTGATGAAGCCCGTTGCCGGCGCCATCGCCTTCATTTCCAAAGGCATCGGTGGGCTGGTGGGCGGGCCGCTTCAGGGACTCGCGGACCGTCTCGGGGGCGGGGTCCCCGTCTCCCCGAACACTGGCGCAATCGCTGCCGGAGCATCCGGAGGCGGGGGAACATGGAACGGCAGGCTTGACATCGCTGGCGCTCCTCGGGGGTCCACGATGAAGAGTTCCGGGAGCGCTCCGATCACGGTGGGCATGTTCAACACGGTAGCCGGAGGTGTCCATTGAGCTTCCTCGACCGTCTGCGCCCCTGCCGCTACCTCTCCCCGTCCGGCACGGAGCACGAGCCGCTATTCGACGACCTTGAGCGGTCCTTCGAGCGCAAAGCGCCGGTCCACGAGCTTCCGCACCGCGACATAGCGGACGTGCAGGATCTCGGGAACGCCGCGCAGAAGTACCCGTTGTCCCTCTATTTCGTGGGCTCCGAATACGACAGGGTGGCGGACCTTTTCTACCAGGCGTTGCGCGAGCACGGCCGGGGGAAGCTGAAGCACCCCCGATGGGGTGACATCGACGTGCTGGCCGTGAGCGTGACGCAGACGGAGAAGTTCGTCGAGGGCACGCACTGCGCCAATTTCCAGGTTGAGTTCATCGAGGCGCCCGATCCTGCCACGCTCGCCGTCTCCATGATCACCGCGGCATTCGTCCGCGCGGGAGCGGCTGCCGCAGCGGGCTCCATCTCCTCGGGTGCGGGCCTGCCTACCACGGATATCGTGGAAGGCGTGAAGGCGAAGGTCAAGGCCGTCACGCTGGTGAGCGTGGGCACAGATATCCTCAAGGCGGTCACCTCGGTGGCCGACGCCGTGAGCTCCGCGATGAGCGCGGCGCAAAAGACCATCGAGCGGGACATCGACACGCTGTCGGGTGACCTGCCGAAGCTCTACGGGCTTATCGTTGACCTGTACCGCATGCCGGCGAAGATCGAGACGGGCATCAGGGACAAGGTGACCGCGTTCCAGGCAGCCATCATGTCAGGCGTTGCCACGCTTGAAGACTTCGCCGTCGAAGTAGCGAGCCTGCTCGGGCTTACTACAGCGGCGGCGGAAAGCACGGCGGACGGTACGCTCTCCTCCCGCGGCGACGCCATGAACG